AAAGCGGCTGCGGCTTCAACTTCAGCACAATCAGTTGCTGGGGCTAATACACTAGCGTTAGGTAAATTCGAAATTGTTGACCTTGACCAAGACCTAAAGGACAACGCTTACGATGTTACAGTAACGATGGGTGGAGCGGCTGGAACTGGGACAATATCATTGATGATGATGTATGTTGTCGATTAAGAATAGTGGGGGCTTTTGCCCCCCTATTTAAATTATAGGGGTTTTTATGGCTACGATAGATTTAGGAAAAATTAAGTTCACTTGGCGAAGTGCGTTTAGCACAAGCAACACTTACGAAGCAGATGATGTAGTTTCGTATGGTGGGTCAAGCTGGATATATATTAACACCACCAGCAAAACTGGTACTGATGCTGGTGTACCATCAACGAGTAATACAACGCATTGGGAATTGATGGCTGATGGTACTAATCCACTGACCACGCAAGGCGATATGATGACCCATGATGGTGCTAATTCTATTCGACTTGCAAGGGGTAATAGTGGTGATGTTTTAACAGTTGATGGGAATAATTTAACTTATTCTCCTATTGATGCTTTTAAAGGGCGTAATGTTTTACAACCAAACTATGACCATATAGCACGACCAAACGCTTCACAAGATTATGGTGCAAGTGGAAAGTATAACTGGTTGGCTGATTATTCTAATAACTGGATACCAGAAAGTGGCATATCTAATACAGCATGCGGCCCAGTTATGTTTGCCTTTGGTCACGACAGACGAGGTTACAGAACTATGGCTTACCTCAACGAAAACCATGAAGTCGTTGCCATAGGTGCTGATGGCTATTTTTGGAAAGGCATGAACAACAGTTCAATCCATGATGACCATATAAATGTGGTTATTCAGCCAGAGTTTGGTGGCTTAAAAGATGGCGAATACTTTGTAAAGATTTGGGATATTTACCAAAACATTTATTGTCTAACAAATAAAGGCTCACTATTCGCGGCTGGTTACAATGGCTATGGTCAATTAGGTGTTGGTGACACAGTTGACAGATACAACTTAGTCAAAGTTCCTGCATTTGGCGAGGATACTACGCATGGTGGTCAATCTAATAGAATAATTGGTTTTCATGTTCAAAATGGTGGAGATGGTTATGGTAGCGACCACCATTGTTTTGCAATCAATGAACAAGGCGATATTTTTTCATGGGGTGCAAATGGTAATGGTCAATTAGGTGTTGGCAATACATCTAACCAAACACGACCAATACAAATTGTTGGTATATCTAACGCAAGGCAAGTGCAAACTAGCTACCTTACAACAATGGTTGTAGATAGTAGTGGTAGACTTTATGGCTTTGGTTACAATGCTAATGGTGTTTTAGCAGGTGCTACATTAAGTGCTAACAGCACATCTCCAGTACATCTTGGTAGTGTAAGTGATTGTTGGCAAGTAGTACAAACAACACATGTTTGGTATAGTGGTGGTTGGACATACGTTGGTAATGCACATTATATCAATACAAGTGGCGAATTATATGGCACTGGCTATGCAGGTATTGGTAATTTAGGTGATGGCACAACTACAGATAAAAATGCTTGGACACGCATAGGTGGTTCACAAACATTTTCATCTGTCTACTATTCTGGAAACTCTTATTACAACACAATCTATGCTTTAGGTGGCACTGCTAATGCTAGTGACCATGACTTGTTTATGTGGGGTTATAATGGAAATGGTCAGCTTGTAAATGGTGCAAATGCTACTAATGGTACGTCACCATCAAGACCTACAACCACAACTACAGTTACAAACACAACGACATCAACTGCAACTGATAGTGCACCAACAACAACAGCGTTAGTGTTTCCAAGAGATGATATATACGAGGTTTTTCCTCAAGGTGGTATGCAAGGTCAAGCAACCCATCACATAAGTGTCATTGATAATGTAGGGAAACACTGGTGGTCTGGGCATACTGGCTATAGGTCATATTTTCAAAATAATAGAGGTAATACTTACTATTATAATTTTAATTGTGAGATTGCCCCGTGGACAAGTCCAGAAACCACAACTGCAAAAACATGGCGAGGTGGACAAACTGCAAGAGCAACTTTTGTGTGCGAAATACCAAGTGGCTATGTCTATAATAGTGAAGGCAGGTCAACAGTAATTTTGTCTGATGGCACTATTTGGATGCGTGGCTACAATGGTGCTTACACCATAGATGGCAATGGAGATTGGGGTACATCTTGGGTGCAAATTAATTAAGGGAGTAAATGTATGGCAAGTAAACTTTACAAATGGACTGGTGCAATAACAACACCTACGAGTTTTGAGGGTGACCCACCAATGTGGTATGGCACTGATGGGGAAGGTGTTAGTTACGCATGGCTAACAACTACCTTTGCAAGTGCTTGCGAAAGTGAAAATGATGACTTGGCGGCTACTACTTCTAGTGATGCAAAAACATGGGTTAAACAAAACTCAGCACAAGCATTAACTTTAAATGAAGAATGTAAAAGAGAAATAAGACAAACCTATTCTTTAGAAGACGAATTAAAAGCTAATCGTACAAATGACACGACAGTTTTGGAAGCTATTGGAAAAATAGTTACTTCGTATCAGACAAAGAAAAACGCTTTAGTAGGTGATTAAGGGAAATGGTTTATGGCAACAAGTGCAGTAGATATTTGCAATTCAGCCCTCAACATGATTGGGGCTTCGAATATAATTTCGTTAGACGAAGATAGTAAAGCAGGAAGAATTTGTAAACAACGCTATACTAACGTAAGGGATGCAGTTTTTAGAAGTCATGTATGGAATTGTTTAGTTAACAGAGTACAGCTTACAGCAGACGTTTCTGCCCCTACCTTTGAATTTCAATATCAATACACTTTGCCTACTGACCCTTATTGTTTACGAGTTATAAAACTAGAGTTCTTAGATACAGTATATCGTATCGAAGGCAGAAAGCTATTGACTAACGAAAGTCAGTTAAAACTCATTTACGTTGGCAGGGATGAAAACGTAAGTAACTATGACCAGTTGTTGTCAGAAAGCATAGCGGCTGGCATGGCTTCTGATTTAGCTTATCCACTGGTGGGGTCTAATACGTTAGCCCAGCAGATGTTTGACATGTATCAACGTAAACTTTCAGAAGCTAGGTTTGTAGATGCTACAGAAGGCACACCAGCACAGACAGAAAACTTACAAAATGCAGGGCAGGTGCAAGCAGATTATTTCTTACTATCAAGGTTTTAACTTATGGCTAAAGCAAGTCCAGCGTTCCATAACTTTACTGCTGGTGAGTTATCACCAAGATTAGAAGGCAGAACTGACGTTTCAAAATATTTTAATGGTTGTTCTACATTAAATAACTTTGTTGTTCACCCTCATGGTGGTGCAAGCAGAAGAAGTGGCACAATCTTTGTAGCTGAAGTAAAAGACAGTACAAAACAGACACGCCTTATACCTTTCGAATTTAGTATTACTCAAAATTATATTTTAGAGTTTGGCGACCAGTATTTTAGAATTATCAAAGATGGTGGTCAAGTTGTATCGTCAACCAAAACTGCTACTGGGATTACGCAAGCTAATCCAGTTGTTGTAACAAGTGTTGCACATGGTTTTAGTAATGGTGACACAATAAAAATATCTGGGGTTTCTGGGACAACAGAACTAAACAACAGACGTTTTACAGTTGCCAATAAAACAACAGACACATTTGAATTGTCTGGCGAAGATGGCACAAGCCATACAGCTTATGCCAGTGGTGGCACTTTAGAAAAATTAGCAGAAGTAACAACGCCATTTTTAGAAACTGAACTTGACCAGATTAAGTTTACTCAAAGTGCAGACATTATGTACTTAGTTCATCCATTGCACCCAGTTCAAAAGATTACAAGAACATCGCACACAGACTGGACAATTAGCCAAGTCGATTTTAGGCGTGGGCCGATGATGGACAACAACGATACAGACGAAACTCTTACAGCCAGTGGCAGGACTGGAACTGTTACGTTAACAGCTTCAGCAGATACGTTTGTTTCAACTGATGTAGGAAGGTTAGTAAAAGTCCATGATGGATTTGCACAAATATCAGTTTTTACAGATGCACAAACTGTTACAGCAGTTGTAAAAGAGAACGAAGACAGAAGGGCAGAATTAATGCCTAGTTATTCTGCAAACACAATTCAATTTTATGAAGGCGACCCAAGTGGCAGTGGATTAGAACACAACGATAGAATAGTTGATACAAGTGCAAAGTTTATAGAAGAAGGCTTTGCAGTTGGCATGAAGGTCACAATTACTGGTGCAAGCACTTCAAGTAATAATAAAACAGATGCTTTGATTGTAAGTGTTACACAAGACACAATTTTGTTTGCACCTTCTGTAGATTTGGTAGCTGGTGCAGTCGGCCCTGCTGTTACGATTACTGGTAATTTAGATGCAGACGATAACTTTGCATTAGGGGCTTTTTCTGCAACTACTGGCTATCCTTCTGCTATTAGTTTTTTTGAAGAACGTCTGGTTTTTGCTGGTACAACATCACAACCACAAACAATATTTTTTTCAGTAAGTGGTGATTTTGAAGATTTTAAGGATGGAATATTAGCAAGCAGTGCACTATCTTACACGATAGGCAGTAACCAAGTTAATGTGATAAGGTACTTATCAGCAGGACGGGCGTTACTTGTGGGAACAACTGGGGGTGAGTTCTCTGTATCATCAACTGATGACGCACCTATATCCCCCACCAACACTGTTATTAGAAGACAATCTAATTATGGGTCAGCAGATATACAGCCAGTATCAGTTGGCAACGTCACGCTTTTTGTGCAAAGAGCAAAAAGAAAACTAAGAGAATTAGTCTTCGATTTTAACACTGATAGTTATAGTGCACCAGATATGACTATTCTGGCAGAGCATATAACTGAAAGTGGCATAAGAACTATTACCTACCAACAAGAGCCAGACAACGTAGTTTGGGCTGTTTTAAATAATGGCAAACTATGTGGCATGACTTATCGCAGGGAAGAAGAAGTAGTAGCGTGGCACAACCACGATATTGCTGGAAGTTTTACTGGGGTACATGCAATCAATTCACCTACATCACAAACATACGATTATGGAATAGTAGAAAGCGTAGCAGTATTACCATCTGAATTAGACGAGGATGATTTATTTATAATTGTAAAAAGAACGATTGGGGGCACGACAAAAAGATTTATTGAAAGATTTAACTTCTTCGATTTTGGGTCAAATATACTAGACGCATATTTTGTCGATAGTGGGCTAACATACTTTGGAAGCCCTACAACGTCACTCAGCGGGTTGTTGCACCTTGAGGGTCAGACAGTAGACATTGTAGCTGATGGGTCTGCACACCCTTCTAAAACAGTCAGCAATGGCAGTATTACGTTAGACAGAAGCAGTAGTAACGTACATGTAGGACTAAAGTTTGACAGTATTCTAAAAACAATGCGTGTCGATGCTGGTGGCACAGAAGGAACAAGCCAAGCAAAAAACAAAAGAATACACGATGTAACAGTAAGATTTTTTAGGTCAGTTGGTGCTTTGGTAGGTAGTGACCTAAGTAACGTAGATAGAATACCTTTTAGAAGCAGTGCAGATTTGATGGACAAAGCAGTTGCTTTATACACTGGTGACAAAGACATAGAATTTAGGGGTGGTTATGACAGTGATGGTTTTATTTTAATTAAACAAGACCAAGCACTGCCATTAACTGTATTAGCATTATATCCAAGATTACAGACATTCGACAGATGAAGTTTATTAATTATACAAGAGAACACGCAAATGAAATAGCCAACACTGGTTTTAACAGAGATTACCCAAAGTCATTGATTGGTAAATTTGACAAGCCAGAAAGATTTGAAAGGGAAGGCTGGTCTTACACATTGATGGATGAAGATAAGGTTATTTATGTTGGTGGCATACACCCTTTATGGCAAGGGGTAGGCGAAGTCTGGTTTGTTGGCAGTGCCCACTTAAATAAGATGCCAGTTAAATATATTAGGGCGTTCAAAAAAAAGAGTTATGAATTAATTAACGAACATAATATTATTAGATTACAAGCACCTATTCGCAAAGAATTTAAAACAGCAAAAAGATTTGTAGAGTGGTGGGGGCTAAAAGAAGAAGGGCTTATGAAAAAGTATTTTGATAATCACGACTATTACATGATGGGATGGACACGATGAGTGCAACACTAGCTTACATGGGGCTAACTGCCTTTACTGGTTTTATGAAGGCAAGAAGCCAGTACAAAGCTGGTTACATGAGAGCCGCGGCACACCAGTTTAACGCTGACATATCAAATAGAAACTATGAGTTTTCTTTAATCGAAGCAAACCAGAAAAAGTTTATTGACGATTTACAGATTGCAAAATTTTTAGAAAAACAAAAAGAAGTTCTTGACCAAGTTGACATGGCAAATAGAAGCAATGGCTGGATTGCAACAACTGGCACACCATTAAAAGTTGCAATGGCTACAGCTATGGACATGGAAGAAGATATACAAATGGCTGAATATAACAGTCGTATAGCACAAAGAAAAATAAAAGAGCAGGGAATACAAGACAAGTTACAAGGACAGCTACAAGGCATATATGGCAGAAACGCTATATCTGCTGGCAAGTCAGAAGCTACTGGCAGTCTTCTTTCTACTGCGACTAACATCGCTATGATAAAGGCTTATGGATAATGAAAGTACCTACTTACACAAAACAAGTTGCACCATCTAGTGAGAGTGGTGGCATAAGGTTTAATGTGTCTGCAAACCCACAAGGTTTTAGCATGGCACAAGATGCCCAAACTAACTTGTTTAGTCAGTTGGAAAGTAGTTTTACCAAACTTTATGAAAACGAAGTTAAGGTTACAAGGGATGGTGAGTTAGCCAAAGCCCAGAATATGTGGACTTCGCAAGCAAAAACATTTGAACTGGAAGCTAATAATCAGCCTTACAATAAAATGCAAAGTTACTTTTCAACAAAAGAACTTGTAAGCAATGTAGCTATATCCAGTCAAATAACAGACAAAGTGGTTAAAAAAAGATTTAACACATGGCGTACTTCGCAATTAGCTGACTACACTTTTAACCTTACAAAAAATGCAAGGGCGAAAGCTATTGATATAGCCAAGACCAATCAACTTGCCTTGATAGATAACTATGTTAAGGAAATGAGTAGCCACCCAGTTGGGTCTGTTAAATATAAAAAAGCATTTGACGCAGTATTTTCTACTAACATTTTGCAATCAGATGGCACTTATGGAAAAGGCATACTGGGCAAAATGATTGAAAACAACCTCATATCAGCAGAGGATGGTTTTAAAACACAAAAGAAAATATTGAATGATGTTGCACGAAATAAAGTCAATCAACTGCTACAAACGTATAATAGTGCAGATGATTACAAAGGTGCAAGGGCACTCTTGTCAAAAGTTCTTGACCCTAACGATGGTGACTTTGCACACCTTAACCCTACAACTAGAGTTGCTTTGTCAGAAAAGATAACAAGAAT